AATCAGGAAGATTTGCACTTGTGCTGGAAGACCAGAAGATTGACAGCACTGGGAATGATGGTGCTGGGATGGAAGTTGTGATTGAAGACGTGAAGGACAATGTTGCTGAAATCACAATTGATGGTGAAACAGCAACCATTCATGTCCCATCAAATGTTTCTTTTGAGAAAGCAGAAAAGAAGTCCATCTGGAAAAGATTCTGGGACTGGTTGAAAGGGGTGTTCAAATGATTGCAACACTGACAAAATATTTCATGGTTGCAAATGGATTTGTGACAGCATTCAGGATGTTTTTGAATCTGTTCTTCCCTGACAGTGTGTTTCCATATGAAAATTTGATTCTGTTTTCACACTGTGTCTTTTCACTGGGTGTTGCTGGAATCATTGATGCTGTTCAGGAAAGGAAGTGACATGAAAGAATTCACAGCACATTCAATTTGTCCAGCTTGCAAGATGGAAAGGAAATCAGAAAGGGATGACCAGAAGGGTGAAGCTGGAAGGTTTTGCATTGAATGTGGAAGGAAGATGGGTGAACTTGTTTTCATAAGTGATGAAGAATGGGAAAAGTTTGTTGAAAAAAGAAAAGAAGAAAGGAACAGACATGCCCTTGCATAAAATTGAAATCACAAAGTCAGGAATTGACTTGTCCCCAGCAAACATGACAGTGAAGATTGATGACAATGAATTCCCTGTCATTGGATGGACAATGAAGTGGGACATTGAATCTATTCCCAGACTTGAACTGGATTGCTGGGTCAAGGAAGTCACATTCACTGGTGAAGGAAAGGTTGTGGTCAATGGGTTGAAAGTCCCAGATGAAGTTGCTTATAGAATATATCAGAAGCTGAAGACAAAGTTTGAAGGGTTTTCAAGGAAAAAGAAATGAATGAAATCAGAATGAAACTGCTGAAGCAGGAAATCAAAAACCTTGCAAGATATAAGGAAGTGCAATCATGGAAGAAATATAAATGCAAGGTCAGGTGGGAAGCTTGTGAACCAGTCAGACCACTGAATGAATTCACCTGTCTGGTCATTTACAGGAAATTTTTTGAAAGAAATCCTGACAAAGTTCAATATTGCATTGTGATGTTTTATTTCCTGACAAACAATGCTGGGTGGAAAGTTTGGAATCACATCATCCCAAATGACACACAGGCAAATGGTTTGAAGATGATGTCAGAACTTTATTCAAAATATTATGGTGACCTGTATGAAATAAAACTGGATGAAAAACCAATACCAAAAGAATTCACCATTGCTGAAGGGAAGGAATTTGAAAGCAGAATCAACAAAGACATTGATGGTTGTCTTTGATTTTTTATTCACCAAAAAAAGGAAGGAAATCCAAATGGAAGCAACAACAATTTTCATGGGAATCTTCATGTTCGCAACTGTGTTCCTTGGAATCTGGGTGTGGAACTTGAAGAAGAAAGGAAGGAAATAATGACCTTAGAAACAGCAATCGGAATTGTGCTTTTTGCACTGCTTGCAATTATGTTCATTGAATTCTTAAGAATCAACAAGCTGGAAAAGAAGTGCAAGGAAGATGATGGTCTTCTGGATGAACTGTCAAAGAATGTCAGTGAACAGCAGATTGAAATTGAAGCAATCAAAGCAAGGGTTGCAAAGTTCAACAGAAAAAGATTTCTTTATCTTCCAACAAAAAGAGAAGATGACAGACCAGAATTTGTTCAGCTTCAGGAAGCAACAGTCAAACAGCAACCACCACCGAAAGCAAGCATCAACAAAGACCTTGAAATCAAAACATCAGAAACAATTGGTTCTGGTGACAAGATGGGTGGGTGACCACACACATGTGATGCACTACTGAAAGGACAACCACTTGAATGTGATTGTCCTTTTTCTTTATTTTGAAAAGAAAATGATTCAGACATTTCAAAAACTGCAAAGTGTTCAACAAAAATTCATCAGCAGACCAGTTGATGAAGTGCAATCTTATTTGTGTATTTCAGAAATTTTGAAGGTTCTTTCAGATGAAGGAATCATCAATGAGTCTTCCTATGAACACCATCAAATCTGTCTGGACTTCATAATGAAAGCAAAGAACAACCCAGAAACAACACAGAAAGAAATTTTCAGTCAGCTTGCTGACACACACAACAAAAGCATCAGAACAATTGAAGGAATTGTTTATGCAAGGAAAAAAGAAACTTAAGGAAAGAACTTCTTCATCAGAACCAAAGAAAAGAACTTCAAAAAAAACCAGACCAAAGACTTCAAGACAACCAAAGAAAAAAACTTCAAAAAAGAAAAAGGGAAGACCTTCACTGTTTGAAGAAAAGGTCATCCCACTGATGAAGAACAAAACAAAGAAAGGAACATCCCAGCTTGAAGAACTTGGTGCTGATGGTTACACCGACCAGCAACTTGCTTCCTTTCTGGGTGTCACAAGGGATTGTGTCACCAAGTGGAAAGAAAAGTTCCCAGCTTTTGCTGATGAACTTCAGAAAGGGAAAGACATTGCTGATGGAAAAGTGGTCAGGTCATTGTTTGAAAGAGCAATGGGGTATGAACACCCTGAAGAAAAGATTTTTTGCAGTGAAGGTGAAATCATCAGGGCAGACACAGTCAAGAAATATCCACCAGACACTTCTGCAATAATATGGTGGACAAAAAACAGGATGGGATGGGTGGACAAGCATGACTTCAACCTTTTTGATGATGTTGAAATCAATGTTGAAATTGTTCCCAGAAATTCTGATTCTGGTTCTGCTGATGTCAAAGATAGTCAGTCTTAAAGTTCCAGAACAGAACTTCAATGATTCTTTCTATCCACACCTTTGGGACTATTCCAAAAGATATTCCATTTTCAAGGGTGGTGCTGGTTCAGGGAAGTCTGTGTTTGTTGCACAACAGAAATTCCTGAACTTGTGCAAGGACAAGAAAAGGAATCTTCTGGTTGTCAGGAAAATTGCAAAAGACAACAGACATTCCACTTTCACCCAGTTTCACAAGACAGTGATTGAAATGAACATGGAAAGATTTTTAAGGGTGAACAAATCCGACATGTCAATGACAGTTGTCAATGGGAATCAGGTTGTGTTTGCTGGACTGGATGACCCCACAAAGCTGAAGTCCATCACATTCTTAAGGGGAAACCTGACAGACATCTGGATTGAAGAAGCTGACCAGACCACAGAAGAAGACTTCAGATTGCTTGACTTAAGACTTAGGGGAATTTCATCCCTTCCTTACAACATCACTTTTTCATTCAATCCTGTTTCTGCTTTGTCATGGTTGAAGTCAACATTCTTTGACATAGACAGGAAGGACACCTTCATTCACCATTCAACATACAGGGACAATGCATGGGTTGATGAAGCTTACAAGGAAATGATTGAAGGACTGAAGCTGAAGAATCCCACACTTTATGACATTTATGGACTGGGGAAGTGGGGTGTGCTGGGTGAAAAGATTCTTCACAACTATGTGGTTGAAGACTTGCACTGGGGAATCACTGGTTACAAGGAAGAAGCTTGCATCAAGTGTCTTTATGCACCACAGACCAGACACCATCAAGCTGACATTCTTTTCCATGCCGAAAATTTAAGGGGTGGAAATGACTGGGGTTTCAATGACCCTTGTGCATGGTTGCTTGGTGCAATCAAAGATGGTGAACTTTATATCTTGCAGGAAATTTATGTGAAGGAAAAGACAAATGATGAACTGCTTCCCATTGTTGAAAAGGATTCAATGCTGAAGGAAGTCAGAATCATTTCAGACAATGAAGAACCAAAGTCAATCAAGTGGTTCAAACAACGTGGGTTCACAATGAAACCTTGCAGGAAGTTTGATGGTTCTGTCATCTTTGGTCTGAAGTATTTAAGGGGAAAAAGGATTCATGTGGATGACAGTTGTGTCAACTGGAAGTCTGAAGCTGATTCCTATGTGTTTGAGAAGGACAAGGAAGGAAAAGTGCTGGACAAACCAGTGGACTTTTTTAATCACTTAATGGATTCCACCAGATATGCTTTTGAACCCGACATGGTTGCAAATCTTC